CGATACTGAGTATAACGATACTGAGAGAACGAATAGCGGGTCTACCGTAGGTGGTGGTAATACTTTATATAGTAAGGCTAAAAAAATATCTCAAGAGCCAACCACAGCCACCAATGAAATGGAAGTTTTTTGTGATTTGCTTTTTGAAAACTTCGGCTCTTATCCGTCTCCTCTACAAATCGATGATATGAAATACATGTTAGAAGAGCATAGCTTGGAAGTTATTAAGTTGGCAATCAAAGAATGTGTTGACTATGCAAAACCAAACATGTCGTATATGAGAACGGTATTGAGAAATTGGAAGAAAGCAGGATTAAATACGCCTGAGCTTGTCAAAAATCGAGTGAAACCACGTAGCACTAGAGGCAAGGTGACAATGCTAGATGATGGATATGATCCTAAATTAGGTATCTAATATGGCTAGCATTAAAACAGTAAGAGAGCTTAGAGAAGCACATTGCGCAAGAACTAAAACGATTGATAAGCATTGCAATATACATCCAACGGTTCTGTTGTGGGAAACAACAAATCCAAGCACTGGGAATACATTCTCTTTCTGTCCCGAATGCACGCAGGAAAAAATCAATTTGGAAATTGAGGAAGCTGGAGCGTTAGCAGAAGAGCAAGTAAGAAATTTCAAAAGCTATGCAGTCTTTGAAAGAGAATCTATTATTTCTCCTAAAATTGCAAAAGCAACAATTGGAAATTTTGAAATCCATACAGAGCAAGATGCCAATGCCGTCAACTTCGCAAAGAGATTCACAAGCGATTATGTAAAAGGACGCTATGAGGGGAATGTAATTTTACAAGGCCCTCCAGGAGTCGGCAAGAGCCATCTAGCTCTTGGCATGGCTAAAACTCTAAACGAGAGTTTTCAAAAATTTGGAGAGAAAAAATCAGTCGTGTACATGCCAGTGTCTGAACTGTTCGATCGAATGAAAGAAGCGTTTAATTACAAAGACTCTAAGTGGGAAGAAAAAAGAACAATTAAATTCCTGCAGGATGTAGATTTTCTAGTACTTGATGATTTAGGCAAAGAATCAAGTGTAGGAAATTCGATCAAAGAAGGCAGCAGTTGGGCGCAGTCGATTTTGTATAGATTATTAGAAAACAGGACTAATACGATTATTACAACGAATTACGCTGGTCAACAACTAAAACAACTGTACGAGCCTAGTTTATTAGATCGTATATTGGCAGGGTCAAAACACAATCGTTTTATTTTCAAAAATGATACAGAAAGCAGGAGGAGCATTTGAACAACGAAAAAGCAGGATACAGAGTATCACAGATGATTGATGACTTCGAGTGGATGTTCTATCCGCTGTCGGACATCATGAAAGAAAAGCTACTAGCGAGCGATCCAGTAGCGTCAGAGATGAAGATTAAGGATTTAATGCTATGTGCATTACTAGGAGAGGTAGAACATGGATAAACTACACAAGAGAATTTTACAAGTGATTCCAATCGGTAGCGAACGACCACGGCCTAGACGAGAGATTGAACAGATGCTAGGCATGAGCAAGCGGTCTGTTGAAAAGGCTATCGAGCGATTGGTATTTCAGTATGGCATTCCAGTCGTTGCAATCAAGCAAGCTGGACATAACGGATACTACTTGCCACGAAGCGAGGAAGAACGACAAGAAGGCTTGCAGGCGTACAAGAGCCAGATTAAAACATCACAGATGAGAGTATCAAAAGTTGAAGCAGTGGACTTAGACAAATTTCACGAGGAGCTGAAAGAGGCCCTGCATGCTTGAACCGTTTGATTACGATAGATGGCTCAGCACACCGCCAGAACCATATACCGAACTAGAAGAAGATGAAGATGAAGAATACGATAGCTGGATAGACAGACAGCTATGCGAAATGGATTAAGTAAAGGAGACAAGGAATGACAAACAATCAATTATCAACAGTAACACACAAGGATTTCTTTAATTCGCCAGCAGTAAAGGCTAAATTTCAAGAAGTCCTAAAGGGCAAAGAGAATGAATTTGTAGCAAGCTTGCTATCAATCGTGACTAACAACAAGCTATTTGCTAGAGCGAGCAATCAATCGATCATGACCGCAGCAATGAAAGCAGCAGTCCTGAACCTACCAATTGAACCAAGTCTAGGACAAGCTTACATCGTACCTTATGGTCAAGAAGCACAATTTCAACTTGGGTACAAGGGGCTTCTTCAATTGGCACAACGGAGCGGGAAGTACAAGAGTATCACTGCTGGAATTGTCTACAAGAGTCAATTCATTTCTTACAATCCACTATTTGAAGAATTGGAAATCGATTTTACTCAACCACAAGATGAAGTTGTTGGATACTTTGCGTCGTTTAAATTGATAAACGGATTTGAAAAATTGACTTATTGGACGAAGGAGCAGGCTGAAGCACACGGTAAACGATTTTCCAAAACCTACAGCAAAGGCCCTTGGAGTTCGGATTTTGATGCAATGGCTCAAAAAACATTGCTTAAACAAATCATCAGTAAGTACGGCCCGTTATCAGTAGAAATGGAGCAGGCTTTCACAGCAGATAATGAGTCAGAGGATGTTAAAGGAGCGCCTATTGATGTTACACCTCAAGAAGAAAACTTGTCTGATTTCTTGGGAGAACCTATGGGAACTGAGTTGCCTAAGCACGATAAGGAAACGGGAGAAGTTTTGGAAGAGGTTAGCTTCTTTGAGGGAAATACAACGAACATAGCAGAAGGTGTTTAAAACGCCCTAGAATCGATTTTAGATGTTAGGTATATAAATTATCGAACAAGTAATTAAAATTTGATGCAGGGCAAAACAGGCGCTTTAAAATCGATTCTGGAAAGGAGATAAAGTGAAGACAGAAAAATTGACAGATGAAAATTATTATTCTGACAAAAACTGGTTATCTAATTCACGCTTCAAAGAATATCAAAAATGCCAAGCGAGAGCCTATGCTGTTGACAATGGATTGTGGGTTGAAGATAGGGATGAAACACCTCTTCTTTTAGGCAATTATGTACACAGCTATTTTGAGAGCGAAGGAGCGCATAAAAAGTTTTTGAAAGAAAACGGAGAAAAGCTTCTTGCGAAGTCAGGAAAAAACAAAGGCGGACTAAAATCAGAGTTTGTGATCGGAGATAAAATGATCCAATCATTGGCTGAAGATGAAGGTTTTAATAGGCTTTATCACGGACTTTCTGGGGATGAAGTCAAAAAAGAAATGATTGTCTATGGTGAAATTGAGGGCGTGCCAGTAAAAGGTAAGCTTGACAGCGTAAATCTTAGTCGTGGATATTTCGTGGATTTAAAAACCATGAAATCAATCTACTCGGAAGAGTGGAATGCGGATTTGAAAAAACGTGTTCCAGCGTCGGTGAACAACATACTAGGCTTTGGTTATCATGGACAGTTAGGATTGTACAGAGAATTGCTGAAACAAATGATAGGCAAGGAGTTTAGACCATTGATTGTAGCAATCAGCAAAGAGAGCACTCCTGATAAAGAGATAATCAAAATCGATGAAGAGTGGCTTGAAGAAGGTCTGCAAAACATCAAAGATAACATTGCCGAAATATGGAGTGTTATACAAAGCAAGCAAGAACCTAAGAAATGCGGACACTGCGATTATTGTAGAAGCCAGAAGAAATTAGGCGCATTAGTTAGTCTAAATGACTTAATAGAATTTTAAAAACTATGAGCTGGGAATCTCACTAAAAGCAGCCTAGAAAATAAGCGTCAGACTTGGACGAATGACGTAAAGGATTTCACCAGCCATGCCATTTTTCTCACAATTCTTCAAATTTGGCTGGTGGATTTTAAATGAAATTATGAAATTTTTGGATTTATTTGCAGGAATTGGCGGTTTTCGTCTTGGAATGGAAGCTGCCGGCCATGAATGTGTAGGATTTTGTGAGATAGACAAATTTGCTCGCAAATCCTACAAAGCTATACATGATACAGAAGGAGAAATTGAATTACATGATATTACAGAAGTATCAGATGACACTATCCGAGGAATCGGACGAGTTGACATTATCTGCGGAGGATTTCCGTGCCAAGCTTTCAGCATTGCGGGAAAACGGCAAGGATTCGAAGATACTAGAGGAACTTTGTTTTTTGAAATCGCACGGTTCGCATCTATTCTCAGACCTCGCTTGTTATTCCTTGAGAACGTCAAAGGACTCCTCAACCATGACAAAGGCAATACCTTTGAGACAATCCTCTCAGCGTTGGATGAACTCGGGTATGATGTGGAATGGCAAGTGCTTAACAGCAAAAACTTTGGAGTCCCCCAAAATCGAGAGCGTGTGTTTATTATCGGACATCTTAGAGGAGAATGTACCGGAAGAATTTTTCCTATCGGGAGAAACACAAAACAGGCTTATGAGTTACCAAGAGAAAATATTACAACCAATACCCTTACCGCAAGATACGGAGCAGCGCAATCCAATGGATCGTACATTATTGAAAGTGAACAGAAGAAGATAAGAATTAAAGAGGCAACCTCTCGAGGTTACGCTGAAGCAACGATTGGAGATAGTGTAAATCTATCGCATCCAAACTCTAAAACACGCAGAGGGCGAGTGGGTAAGCAGATAGCAAATACTCTCTTAACCGGGGAAAGCCAAGGTGTGGTTGAGCCTGATTTTAGGATTAGAAAGCTAACGCCTAAAGAATGTTGGAGATTACAAGGTTTTCCAGATTGGGCATTTGATAAAGCGCAAGAGGTCAATAGCAATTCTCAGCTATACAAACAAGCAGGAAATAGCGTGACAGTCAACGTGATTGAAGCGATAGCAAAGGAGCTAAAATGAAAGAACCAATCGTTTTAGAATTTGAATTAAATCGCAAGCAGATGATATCTGCTAATGACAGGCTGCACTTCCAGAAAAAAGCTAAAATCACAAAGTTTCTGCGAGAGCTTGCTAAATATCAAGGCCTAAATACGCTTAAAGATTACTTTGGATTGCCGTTTTCGGAAGAGAAACAGTGCTTTGTACAAGTGCTTATCTTCTCTCCAACAGCAAGGATTTACGACCCTCCAAACTGGTCACCTACCAGCAAGGCTTTGCTAGACGGTCTGACTGATGCAGGGTTTTGGACAGACGACAACTACAACATTATCAAGCATACAATATTTTCGCACGGAGGAAAATCTGGAACGAAGAACTACAAAATTAAATTATTGATTAGAGAGGTTAGGGAATGGAAAATGTAGAGAAGTTTTACTCAATCATCGAAGAGAAGCAGAGTAATTACAAGAATGTATTTGAATTTCTGCGCACGTTTATATCAAACGAAAAAGAGGTTAGCTACATAGGATCTAGGATCCGTATTGACAAAAAATGGGGTCGATTGCCTCCCGTGAATATAATGATTCGGTTAGCGCCTATATTTGATAAAACATTCTTTGAAACATGTCTGAGAGAAAAATTAGACTCGGCTAAAAGAGACAGAGATGTCGAAGTTGGCCAGAAATATTTATTAAAAATTGAGAGCACGCAGAACACAACTGAGGAAGAGCGGTTAAGGAAGTTAAAACGCAAGCTCAAGCGTGAAATGCATTTAGAAAAATCGTGGGGGATTTAAAGTGAAATTACAAAAATTAATTACAAACGTACAGCAATGGTCTATCGACCGTGGACTGGACAAGGCAGACAGCAAGAAGCAGATGTTAAAACTTTATGAGGAGTTTGGAGAATTAGCTTCTGGGCTTGCGAAGGGAAACAAGGAAGTCGTTAAAGATTCTATCGGTGATGTGGTCGTTGTGTTGATTATTTTGGCGCAGCAGCAAGGACTTGAAAAGATTAGCGACTTCAATATAATATGCAACCATTTACAACCAAGCGATCTAATGCCGAAAGCGTCTGAAACAATTGGTCTTATCTCCTTACAAGTAAGACGGACTAAAGATGAAATTGAAGAACCTATCGTGCGTCTGATTTCGTATTTAAGAACGATCGCTAAATATGAAAATCTAAAATTTGAAGACTGTTTGCTGCAGGCGTGGAATGAAATCAAAGACCGTAAGGGCAAACTGATTGATGGCGTGTGGGTTAAAGAAGAGGATTTGAAATGAAAGAAAAATCATACGAACAAGTGCTGGATGAAATAATCGAAGAAGACAAGGTCAACAATCCGAATCACTACAAGGGCGCATTTGGCCTTGAGGCGATTGAGGTCGTCCGTAATTTTGCAGGCAATTTAACAGCCGTGCAAGGTTTCTATTGGGGCAATGCGATTAAGTATCTATTGCGTTTCCAGAGCAAGAATGGGTTGGAAGACCTGAAAAAAGCCAGAAAAAATCTGGATTGGTTGATTGAGGAGATGGAAAAGGAGATTTAGCCAACAAATGAAGACATCAAAAAGTGACGAATACTACACACCCGCTTATGCAGTCGAAATTATTTTGCCTTATTTAAAAGCAAAACGCTTCAAGTACATCTGGTGCCCTTTCGATAAAGAAAACAGTGAATTTGTGAAAATTTTACGTAAAAACGGGTTTGCTGTTCATCATGGGCATATTGAAACAGGTCAAGATTTCTTTGATTACGAAAAACCGCCAGCTTTTACAGAATGCATCGTTAGTAACCCGCCTTTTAGCAAACGAGATGCGATTTTTAAAAAAATGTATGATTTCGGATTGCCATTTGCTCTAATCATGAACCAAAACGGAATATTTGATAGTAAATCAAGGTTTGAACTTTTCAAAAATAATAACTTTGAATTATTAATTCCAAAGGGGAGAATGCGTTTTTTTGACGAAACGATGGAAGTCAAAAATAACCCAAATTTCCAAAGTATATATGTTTGCAACGGAATCTTAACACAACAAATTGTCTTTACTGATATGAATATAATGTGAAATTGAGGAAATAGAATGAAAGTTAAAGGGATAACTACCATAGATTCAGAAATTAATTTTGGAGAATGTGAGATTCACGCAGTGCCAGAGCGAATTAAAAGGCTTTTCCCTGGCCAGAATTTAGTTAAAATTACCGAAAAAGGGAAAAGTTATATTTTAAATACAGATTGTATCGTGTTGATTTTTACAAAAGATTGAAAAAAGCCAAAAATATATTGTTTTTAACTTGAGGAGGAAAAAAATGAGTAAAAAAGAATTAGTTGGGACGTTGATGGAACGAATGCAAAAATTTGGATATTTTCCAAGTTTCACAAACGTAAAAATTTTTATCCGAGAATATGAAAAAATGACTAAGCCAGAACCACAAAAGCCAGTAATTCCGCAGTTTGTGGCGGATTGGATTGAAAAATGTAAAAGCGAAAGAAGGCGATTGCATGAAGCGCTCATTTATACACCGTTCGGGGTTAATAGTTGGGTGTCTAAACCTAAAAATCAAAACATCTTCGCCCGCGCTTGGCTTGATGGTTACGAGGTCAAGGAAGAAGCTAAGTATACGGTTAAAGTGAGAGGCATTTGTGCAAATCACGAAACTTTGAACTGTGGAAAACGTTCAAAAAAATGGCTTTTTTCTGATCAGGAAGAAAATACACTTTACAATACGAAATTCACCCGCAAAGAGTTAGAAGATGCCAATTTCGGCTGGGTGTTTGATTGCGAGGGTGTAGAAATTGAGGAGGTGCAAGAATGAAAAATAAAAACAACTCTGAAATATGGGTGAAAGGGTATCTGGACGAGAACGGAGATATTATTATCTCACTAGGAGATGACGGTTATCACAGAGTATTAAGAGACTATGTGGATTCTGGCTTGATCGAGTGCAAGAAAATTGAGATTGAGGAGGTGGAAAAATGACAGTAGAACATTTTCTTAAATCTTTGTCAGACCTATTGTGGTCGTGTTTTTGGGCAGCAGTGATATATAACTTTTTAAACAAAAAGGAATGATTTGGAGACAACTAAATGACCGAGATTAAATTAATATTTTTTATCGCTTCCTGCGTGATCTCATTTTACGCAGGGGCGATTATGAGCAAGCCGAAACAGCCAATTATTATTTATCAGGTCGATAATGCGGGTGCCGAAATGTACGGCTATATTACGGGCAAAGAGGTAATAGACGGGCGCTATACGGTCACGGCTGGAGGTTACGGAAAATTCCTTTTGACCAAGGAGCAGTACGAGAGTTTAAATTTAGGGGATGAAATTCCAGATTATTTGAGAGGAACAGGAAGATGAATTACAAAGTAACAGTAGATGGGAAAGAAATTGAATACGGAGCACTAGTTGAAAAATCACGTTTTTCGGAAAAAGAATGGTCTGCAATCTATGCGGAAATTGTAAAGCAAAATCAGCCAGAAGTCTTCGAGAAGAAGAAAGATGATGTTGAGTATATCGATGTTTTGGGAGCATTAATTGCACTTGAAGAACGATATGAGGCGTTACTTGAGCTATTACCTCAAGATGAGTTTTCTTACGCTGGCACACATCCAAAATGGGTAGCTGATGCAGTAGCAGAAAACATATTGAATAAAGAGGATACAATAGCAGATGTCTGTGACATGCTTGGTCGTTGCGATACATTAAGTAAGTTGCAAGAAGATTTGATAGAGTATTTTGAATTGGAGGACAGTAAATGAAACCGAATGAAGCGAAAGGATTAGGAAATGAACTCAGATAAAGCATTAAACTCATTTACATATTTTATCTTATGCGTCTTCGTGGCAGTCGTCTGCTTTGGATTTTACAAGCAGTATGAAGCAAATCAGAACCTAAATGACAAAGTATTTAGGTTGGAACGGCAAAACGCTGAAATCACAGAGCAAGTGAATAAGCTCAATAAGACGATTGATGCGGAGATTGCTAAAAATTTAAAAGAAGTGGCGGATAGAAACAATGTTGGAGGATAAAATAGCACAGCTAGAACATACTAGAGACCTGTACTTGCGTGATTTGGAACCCGAAAATTTAGCAATCATCAGAAAATCATTTGGATTGCAGGTCATGTGCAAGCGCAGGGATTGGCTGAAGAAGCAGGTTAAACAATGTGATGAGGAGATTGAATGTCTGAAGAAAGAGTGATTCCGCTTTTGCCAGAGATCAACGAAAAAAGGACGATTAGAAAGGCGAAAGCTAAATTAAGAGAGTATCCGAAATGGCGGGAAATTGCTTGCGATGAAGCCATCCAAAAAGTAACGCAGGAATTTACTTTTGAAATTAGAGGAGCAAGCGGGCCTAATAGACCTATCGAAAACTTAGCAATTAGGCGGGTAGACGCTCTGTCTGAGCTGGAAGAGATTGAGCAGGCAGTATCAAGACTGTTCAATCCAACTTATCGGTTTATCCTGTATTCGCGATTTCTCAAAAATGTGCCCGACTCTGCGTATGTCATCTATACGGAATTAGGGATTGAGAAGACTCGCTATCAGGAATTGTTAGATAGAGCCTTACTAGCTTTCGCTTGGCAGTATCGCGGTGCAGTACTGGTTTGCGAAAAGCGGTAATTTTGCGGTAATTTTGCGGTAAAAATGCGGGAATTGTTAGGCTGAAATAGTGATAAAATAGTAGTATCAAAGATTTGGCAAGAGGTCTTTGATGTTCTAATTCCTTTAAATAAACTTCCGGGGAGAGAATGGAAGATTTTAACCTGATGCGATTTCAGGCTCTCTCTTACATAACCGCAAACAATAAAATTTAGAAGTTCGTACAGTATCGCGCCTATGCGGTTAGGGCGCATTTTGGGAATAGTGGTTAAGAGGTCTTAAGTCTCCTTATGTATTTTTAATGTTCATGTTCGTGTTCGTGTTTCATGGTTACCTCGCAAACAACCTTTTTCAAAAAATCTTTGCCTCTTCTGGTTCGATTCCAGAGATTCCCATTCCTCATTTTATTTATAATTTGAGTAAATAAAATTTCCTAAAACCTATAACACGGCTTGCCTGCTTTGTGTATTTGTTTTAGTTAATCATTGAAAAAGGCTTGTTAGTTTGGCGACTGTGAGCCTTTTTTGCGTTCAATAAAATTTTAAAATTTGTTCAAAAGGTGGTGATGGAAAATCAGCAAGTTAAATGTTAGACAGCAAAAGTTCGCAGACGAGTACATCGCTACTGGCAATGCGACTCAGGCTGCAATTAAGGCTGGATATAGCGAAAAGACAGCAGGGCGCATAGCTGGGCAGAACTTGAAAAAACTTGAAATTAGGGCTTATATAGACGCTAGAATGATTGAAATGCAAGAGCATAACATCATGAGTGCTAGAGAGGCTTTGAGCATCTTGTCTGATATTGCAAGAGGTAAGCGTGACGAGGAAGTCTTGATGATGAATCCTGTGACTGGTGAAGTGGACAGGCTGACGAAAAAGGCTGACAATGCAACGGTTATCAAGGCTATACAAGAAATCTTGAAACGCTATCCAACTGCTAAGCAAAGCGAGAAGATGGAACTTGAAATCGAGAAGTTGAAAGCTCAGCTAGAGACTGGTAACATGGCCGAGACTAATATCACAATTATAGATGCGTGGTCTAAAGATGGAAGTTAGGATCCAAGACAATGTTAACCCACATTTCAAAGAGGTCTGGACTACCAGCAAGCCTTACAATGTGCTAAAAGGTGGTCGTAACTCTTTTAAGTCTTCAGTAATCGCCTTGTTGCTGGTCTTTATGATTATACCGTTTCTGATTGCTGGTGAAAAGGCTAATGTGGTCGTTATTCGTAAAGTCGGTAACACGATTCGGGATAGTGTGTTTCTTAAAATACAATGGGCTTTGAATAAATTCGGGTTGTCTGGACGGTTTAAAGCTACCGTATCGCCTTTTAAAATACAGGATACAGTCACAGGGTCGTGTTTCTATTTTTATGGTCAGGACGATTTTCAGAAACTAAAATCAAACGATATTGGCAATATCATAGCAGTTTGGTACGAGGAAGCTGCAGAATTTAGCGACAAGGAAGATTTTGACCAGTCAAACGTGACATTTATGAGGCAGAAACACCCTGATGTTGACTTCGTAAAATTCTTTTGGTCTTATAATCCGCCACGAAATCCGTATAGTTGGATCAACGAGTGGGCGGAAGAATTAAAAAATGACGAAAACTATTTAGTGCATTCATCTTCTTACCTCGATGACGAACTTGGCTTTGTCACAGAGCAAATGCTTGCAGATATCGAGCGGATAAAAGAAAACGACTACGACTACTACCGATATATCTATCTTGGCGAACCTGTGGGCCTTGGCACTAACGTCTACAACATGGACTTGTTCCACAAAGTAGAAAAGATACCAGATAATGAGCGTGTTATCGGTCAGTTATTTGCAGCAGATACTGGGCACCAACAATCGGCCACCACTTGCTTGCACGCAGTAGTTACTAACAAGCGCAAATTGTATCTTGTGGATAACTACTACTACAGCCCAGCTGGTAAGACGCACAAGAAAGCGCCTAGCGTGCTATCTAAAGAGTTGCATGAGTTTGTCACAAAGCAGACTAAGCTATTTGTCAATGTCCCAGTCGTAGAAATGACAATCGATAGTGCGGAGGGTGCGTTGAGAAATCAATACTTGGAAGACTTCGGCATCCGCTGGCATCCAGTAGCAAAGAAAAAGAAAATTGTTATGACTGAATACGTCCAATCGTTGCTGGCTGATGGGCGTTTTTATTATTTACCAACAGAAAACAACCTGAGATATTTTATCGAGGAGCACAAGCGGTATCAGTGGGAAGAGAAATCAATCATGAATGACGACCCTAAAGTCGTTAAGGAAGACGACCATACCTGTGACGCGTTCCAATATCTGATTGTGGATAACCTTCAATTGCTCGGGTTGAAAGCTTAAGAAAGGCTTTGAAATGGGTATCATACAGAAAATTAAAAATATATTTAAAAGGAGTACATACGCAATGACAGGCCAATCATTAGGCAACATCACAGAGCATCCTAAAATTGCAGTAACGCAAGAAGAATACAATAGGATTTCTCGCAATCTGACCTATTATCAAAGTAAATGGCCAGAAATTGAGTATCTCAACTCAAATCACGAGAAGAAAAAGCGTGACATGAATCATTTACCGATTGCACGCACAGCATCGAAGAAGATTGCAAGCCTTGTATTTAACGAGCAAGCAGAGATAACTGTAGATGACGCAACGGCTGATAAGTTCATCCGAGATACACTGAAGAATGACCGCTTCAACAAGAATTTTGAACGGTATCTCGAAAGCTGTTTAGCACTAGGCGGTCTCGCTATGCGACCTTATGTATCAGGCGACAGTATAAAGGTCTCATTCGTGCAAGCTCCAGTGTTTTTACCGTTGCAGTCTAATACGCAAGATATATCGTCTGCAGCGATCGTCACGAAGACAATCAAAGCGATTGATAAGAAGAACATCTATTATACTTTGATTGAATTTCATGAGTGGGACAAAGACGGTAAGTACGTCATCACTAATGAGCTTTATCGGTCAACTGAAAAAGAAAAAGTAGGCGACAGAGTACCTTTAGCCGAAGTCTATGAAGACCTTGAGGAAGAGGTTGTCCTTGAACAGCTGACAAGGCCGTTGTTTACTTACCTAAAGCCTCCAGGCATGAACAACAAAGATATTAACAGTCCTCTTGGTCTGTCTATCTTTGATAATGCTAAGAGTACGATTGATTTTATTAACACGACTTATGACGAGTTTCGCTGGGAAGTCAAGATGGGTCAACGTCGTGTCATCGTGCCTGACCAGACTGTCAGAGTTGGCTTTGCAAGAGATGGCGATATTGACCTTGTTAAGCGTGAGTTTGACCCAGAACAGAATGTCTATGAGCAGATAGACGGTGGCAAGGACACTCCTGTCAGCATCACAGATCTGACAACGCCTATCCGATCTGATGACTACATCAAGGCCATTAATGAGGGCTTGGCTCTATTTGAAATGCAGATAGGTGTATCTGCTGGCATGTTTACATTTGACGGCAAGAGTATGAAGACGGCTACCGAAGTAGTTAGCGAGAACTCGGATACTTATCAAATGCGCAACAGCATTGTAAGCCTAGTAGAGCAGTCAATCAAAGAGCTTGTAGTTTCTATCTGTGAGCTTGGGGCACTATATGACTTGTACAGCGGGCCTATTCCGACGCTTGAAAATGTCACGGTAAGCCTTGACGACGGAGTTTTTACTGATAAAAACACTCAGTTAGAATACTACACGAAGGCGCTAGCAAGTGGTCTAGTAAGCCGTGAGTATGCCATCGAAAAGGCTCTAGGATTTTCCACAGAAGAAGCCAAGAAAATGGCAGAAGCCGTTAGAAAAGAGGCTGTAGCTGACGTAGGGAGTGTTAGAAGTCAAGCAGACGTAGATATTTACGGAGAATGATTAGATGAAGCACAAGTACCCGATTAAATTTGATGATGAACAGTTGATTTTAGAAGCGGGTCAAGTTGCTGATACTTATCACAAGCTGACTCTTGACCTGTTCGACGAAGTCATAGACAGGCTGTTAGAGCGTGGCACTGCTTCGCTCGCTGATAATCCGTATATCTGGCAGTTGGAAAAACTGAATCAGATGCACTTGCTGAACGAGCAGAACCTGAAGACGATCGCTAAATACTCTAAGATTGGTGAAGAACAGCTTAGACAGGTTATTGAGGGTGAAGGGTTTAGGATTTACAAGGACACCAAGCAGCATCTAATAGATGATTTGGGAGAAAATGAGCTTGGAGATTCTTCACACGTCCAAGAGTTGCTATCTGGCTATTTTAACCAGTCGCACGGAGATATTAAGAATCTGATTAATACCACGCTACCGCAAGCTGTGTCTGAGGTATACAGAGGGATTATACAAGACTCTGTGGCTCGTGTAGTGACTGGTCTGTCCACTAATGACAAGGCACTAAATGAAACCGTCATGAAGTGGCAAGACGCAGGCTTTAAGGGCTTTGTAGACAAGGGTGGCAAGCGCTGGAAAATAGATAATTATGCGCGGACTGTCATAAAGACTACGGCCATAAGAAGCTATCGAGAAATGCGGACTATGCCCGCTGAAGAGCTTGGGATAGATACTTATTACTACTCGAAGAAAGCGACAGCTAGAGAGGCTTGCGCACCTCTGCAGCATCACATAGTAACCACTGGCTCGGCTCGTGAAGAAGAGGGATATGCTATCTTATCTCTTAACGACCATGGTTATGGAACGCCTGGAGGATGTTTAGGAATCAACTGCGGGCATATCTTGACCCCGTTTATTCCTGGCATTAATGAGTTGCCAGAGCTTGGCGAAGATGTTAAGAATGTCACGCCAGAGCAAGCAATAGAAAACGCCAACGCAGAAGCCAAGCAGAGAGCTTTAGAACGCTCTATCAGGAATAACAAGGAAAAGCTCCACGTCGCTGAGAAATTGGGTGATAAGGAGCTGATAGACAAGTATAAGAGCAAGGTTAGGATCCAGCAAGGAGCTATGAGAGACTATCTCAGACAGCACCCATTTCTACACCGTGATTATGCTAGAGAGAAGTACTATGATGACCCTTATACAAAGGCTAAGAAAGAGATGAAGGTCAGAAAAGAACTTGAAAAGCTGGAGAAACACAGAGCAGAACAAAAAGAAATGCGGGAACGTTTCACAAACGCTGTAAAAGATGGTATAATTAAGACAGAAATCAATGAGCAAAAACAAGCTGATCACATCAGAGGTACTAATGAATGGTACAGAAGACTTGAAACTGACTTAGCTAACGGCAAACAGGTTGAACCAAGCTATTTGACAATATCGATGGATGAGGCTGCTAAACTAATTAAACGTTATTCTGGGACAGGGAAATTCTTGTATAAAGAAGACCCCGCCTACATTCCTAAGAAAGAAATCATCAAACATGACAGCAAGATTGGTATGTATATTGACCAATCTACAGGAGAGATGTTTGAGACTGACAGCTTTAGGATACACTATAGAAAAACAGGGGCGCATATTGTCCCAACGTATGGAGGTAAGTCATGAAATTATGGACTTTTTTAAGACAAAACGTGAAACTTGTGCTTAAAGACGGCTCAATCGTTTCAGGATTTGTCCAAGAATACTGTAGCAGTGATGATAATGATGAGGAAGTTGACTCAGTTGCTTTAGATGTCAACGGTACTCTCTATGAGTATTTTGAAACTGAAATCCTTAGTATTTCTTTAACTTAGCGCTTAGTTAAATCTAGGCGCTTTTATTATGTCTGAAAGGAGAGCTAATGAATAAACGCATCAAGAAAAAGCGTGAGCTTTATGATCGACTGAGAAAGTCAGAGGGTGCTGTGGATTATTTACTTGACCAAAACAATCAGCTGTGGAACATTGTGGATAGATTAGAGAAAATCAGCTCACAAAATGTAAAAGTTACTAACAGCCGATTTGATGAAATTGAGAAAGATATCCATGGTCTCAAGAAGCCACGCAAAAAGTCATAGTTTGGTTTTAAATAAGGAGGTGATCCGTCATCTTGACTGGCAGGAACAGACTGCTACTTAATCGCTATAACAAACCGTATGAAGAATCATGCGGTTTTTATTTTGCCTTTATCCGCAGGCGTTAAAGAACGGAATATCAAATGCAGGAGGCCTATTATGGCAGAAGAAATCCAAAACACTGACCAGACAGTTCAATCTGGAGAGAATAAAGTGCAAGAAAGCACAGAACAAGCCAGAACATTTAGCCAAGAAGAAGTAAATGGTCTGGTAGCTAAAGAATCCAAAAAAGCACAAGAGAAGATTTTCAAAAGCCTGGGATTTGAAGACATCAAGAGTGCTAAAGAAGGGTTCGAGAAGTTGAAAGCTTGGGAAGATTCGCAAAAAAGTGAATCAGAGAAAAGTGCTGAGGCGCTCAACGCTAAAGAGCAAGAGTTGGCAAAGGCTTTATCTGATAACAAAACGCTATCAGCTCAGCTATCAGCTTTAAAACAAGGAGTGAACGCTGACTCTGTAGATGACGTGATCGCTCTGTCTGAACGTCTAGTGTCTGATGAAGTGTCTATCGATGACGCAATCAAGCAGATACTTACCAAATATCCTCAATTTGGAACTAAACAGGAACAGGATGAGGAGAAACCGAAACCGACTTTCGCTGCAGCAGGTAATCCAGCTGCTGCAAGCGTAGGAGGAGAGGTTGACCCGTTCCAATCTATCATTGATAGTTATCGAAAAAAGAAAGGGTAAAATATGCCAACAAATCAAAATCAATCAGTAAGACGATATGAAAAACAATATCGCGACATGTTAGAAACCGTATTTGGAGTTACCGCAGCATTCCAAGGGACGTTAGCGCCTATCCAGATTTTAGACGGTGTACAAGAAAACGCAACAGCATTTTCTGTTAAAACAAACGGTACTCCTGTAGTAATTGGAGAATATTCTACAGACGCCAATTCAGGAGGCTTTGGTGACGCAACTGGTAATTCTCGTTTTGGTAAGATGACTGAAATCAAGTACGATAACACAGATGTTCCGTACAGCTACACACTTGCAATCCATGAGGGCCTTGACCGCTACACAGTCAACAATGATCTCAATGCAGCAGTTGCTGATCGTTTGAAGTTGCAATCTGAAGCTCAAACTCGCACAATCAACAAGCGTGTTGGTAAATTCTTGTCTGACAATGCAGGTAAAACAGAAGCTCTTGCAGACCAGAAAGAAGAAACATTGCGTGCACTTATCAACAAAGTTAAAGCGTATTACAAGAACAACGAAGTTATCGCTCCTGTAACGCTGTACTTGCGAACAGAACTGTTCAATGCAATTGTCGACATGACAGCAAATACTTCAGCTAAAGGGTCTAGCGTATCCATTGACGAGAATGGACTTGCTAAATACAAAGGATTCCGCCTTGAAGAAACAGCAGAACAATACTTTGCGACTGGCGACGTTGCTTACTTCGCTCCAGATGGCGTAACGATTCCATTTGTCGGTATTTCTACAGCCCGTACAATTGAAGCTGAAGGATTCGACGGTGTTCGTTTGCAAGCTGCTGCTAAAGGTGGAACATACATGTTGGACGACAATAAGAAAGCAGTCGTGAAAGTGACTGGAACAATTGTTTAAGAGGAGGTGACGTTTTGGGTCTTTATCAAGTATTAAAGAACATCACATTCTCTGCGATTGATGAAACTGTTTTGGAAGGTGAGTATATCGAGTTAGAAGACGACTATGCAAAAGAAGTTCTTCCGAAAATCGCAGAAGCTTTCCCAGATGAAGTAGCTATTTTAGAAATCAACCCTAGTGATGTTGATGAAGAAGTAGTGAAATCATCTAAGAAAGCAACCAAAAAGAAAGAGGGGTAGACTCCTCTTTTATAGGAGGTGGCTACTATCGCTTACTTAACTAAAGAAGAGTATATCAAACTTGGTTTTGATGAGTTCGCTGACTTTGACACACGATTGAAACAAGCTGAACTTGCAATTGATTTATTTATTCGTCATTTTTACGAATATAACAACTTTGAGAGTGATTTTAAGCCTAGAAAGAAAGCCGTTAAGCTTGCTACTGCTTACCAAGTGCATTACTTGGAAAGCTCAGGTATTTTGACGGCAGAGGACAAGCAATCAATTTCAAGTATGACGTTGGGTCGTACAACCGTATCCTACGGCTCTCAGAGCTCCTCTAAGGCTCATGAAATAGCTTCGGGGTATAATCTATCGCTCGATGCGTTTAACGCCATTAAATCAGCTGGATTTCTGTATTCGGGGGTTGATAGATATGGTAGATAAACGGGCATTAGTTGACTCTGTCACAATCCAAAAGCAGGCAGATAAAGACGATTGGGGGAAGGAATCATATTCTGACCCTCTTTTGTTATCTCCTGTGAGATTTGACAGAAACTACAATGCACCAGGCGCTATCAACAATCCAGCAGGAACGAAGAACCCGACGTTTAGCAAACCAAGTGTCTTGTTCGTGTACACACAATACTGTGATGTGCAGATTGACGACACTTACCGCAGTGGGATTGTAAAAGATGGTGATCGAGAGTACATCATCAATAAGATAATCCCTGTATATTATCCGTTTAAAAATAAGGTCTATTGCTATGAAATAGAGGTGATGTAATGACCTCTATTAAATTAAAAATAGATTTGAGCAAGGCTAAGGAAAAAATCAATAAGACGAATGTTAAAAAAGGACAATTAGCGATTGCCAATCAGGCTTTGCTTGACATGGATCCGTACATCCCGCTGAGAAAGGGCCCTCTAAGGTCTAGCGGTCATGTGACGGGTGGTGGTTCGCAGATTGTCTATAACACACCTTACGCCCGAGCTCAATTTTACGGAGGAGCATACAACAAGCATAGAAGTTTTAGTTTTAGCAACTACTCAACACCAGGAACTGGTAAACGTTGGGATTTGAAGGCTAAACCTCTACACGCTAACAAGTGGGCAGAAATTGGATTGAAAGCGATGGGCATCAAATGACGAAGAATAACAATGATTTTGCTGTCGTCTTACGCTCTTTTATCGACAGTCTAGGCTTGTCTTTAAAATGCCGACTGGATTTTTTGGATGAAAAGGAGGGATTAGTCCTCTATCCATTGCCAGGTGGGCAAGTCAAAAAAGAGTACATGGACGGGTCAAAAGATGTGAACCTCATCTTCGAGATTGCCATAAAGACGAAAGACCAGCAGAAAGCAAGTGAGTGCTTGTGGGAAATCAACAAAGAGCTGTCAGAGTTCGACCTTGATTTACCAAGCAAGAATGACTCATATATTTTTAACGACTTAACAGTAACCGCTCCGACTCTCAATGAGAGAGACGGGCAAGGCTACTACATCTATTTGCAGGACATCACTGCAAACCTAACAATTTTAAACAAAAAGGAGAATTAAATGGCACGTTATAAAAACGCCCTACGTGGGCATTTTATCGCCCCTGTGACAGACGCTAGCACAGAACCTCAGAAGACAGATTATCTGGAATTGGCTAAGTGGATTGAAGACATTTCAGATGACACTGACGAACAAACAACATCAACCGCTTATTACGACGGTGACGGAACGGAAGAAACTACAGTAACCGCTGTTAAAGGCTCTTATACAGTTAAGGGTACTTACGACCAAGAAGATAAGGCTATGAAGTATATTGCAGGTCTTAAATACAAACTCGGCAACGATCGTCTTGTATGGCACAAAGTAGTGTCGGCAGATGGTAAGACACAATGGGTTGGAATCGCGACTGTTAGCAACATCATATTCGGTTCTGGTGCTGCATCAGAACTCGAAGCTTTCTCGTGCAAGATTTCATACAACTCAATTCCAAAAGAATCAGCGGTAGTGGGATAATTTTAAGGCGCTATCTACTCAGGTAGCGCTCTTTTTTTGTAAAAAATAAGGAGAAAATATGTCTATTCAAATTGAAGTTAAGCGCTCTGGATTCCCCGTCAAATTAGGGGAAGTAGAGTTGTGGTTTGATACATCTATCGAAAACTTAACGCGCTTTTTTGAAATCGAAGATGAAGTGAACAATCGCTTTAATGAGTATCAGAAAGAAATCGTTGATAAATCTAACAAAGGCAAATTTGACGGCCTGAAAAAAGGCGAAATCAGCAAAGAAACGATTGACGAAGCCTTGGCGCTTGAGCGTAAGACTACTGAAATCAAGTATGACTTGGTGTTTGGCGATGGAACGTTTGCTAAATTATACGAAGTATATCCTGACTATGAGGCTCTAGACGAAGCATTTTATCAAGTTGATACACTTATCGGAGCAGAGCTCGAAAAGCTTGCTATTGAACGTAAAAACAAGGCTAAATCACGAGCTGACAAGTACAAGACTAAAGCCAAGGCAAAGAAAAAGAAAAAATAAGGAGGTCGGCTTATGAAGCTGAATGAACCTCTTGAAACCTCTTTTAAATTTGAAGGCAAGAACTTTGAAATAAATTGTTCGTTTGATGTCGTTTTAGACGTCTTTGAAATGTTTGGTGACGATGTGTTGAATGACGTTGAAAAACTTCAACTAGCCATTGAAATCATGACTGGTGAAGAAATAGAAGATCCAGAGCTTGCATCTCAAATCTGGAAGTACATCGACGAGCATTTTATAACTACCAAAAAAGACCCTGTTATCTATGACAGGCAAGGAAACCCTATGCCAGTAGTAGAAGAGGACGACAAAACCCGCTTAATTGATTTTGAAATAGACGCTCAGGACATATACGCTAGTTTTATACAAGCGTATGGCATCAACCTATTAGATGAGCAAGGGAAGCTGACATGGGCTGAGTTTATGGCTCTGCTAAACGGCTTACCTGATGACACATCAATGATGAAGATTGTCCAGATCAGGTCATGGAAGCCTAGCAGTCACGACTCTGGCGAGTACAAGGGCTTGATGCGAAAATTACAAAGAAAATACAGTCTAGATAGAGAGGAGGAATAATATTTGGCAGATGGAAAAATAACCATTGAGGTTGAAGTGAATGGCCAGAAGCTATCTTCTTTGTCTACTGACCTAAAAAGGATTGAGTCCGACGCTAAACGAAGCGGTGAAGGATTCAAACAAGCCAGCGACAAGATAAAAGAATCTGGTGACAAAGTCAAAAGCTCAGGCCAAGGCTTTAAAGAGGCTGGTGATAAGGCTAAAAGCGCAAGCGAAACAGCCAAAGCTGGTGGTGATGGTTTTAAACAAGCAGGAGATCGAGCGAAGAACGCTGGTGACGTAGCCAAAGGCGCAGGAAGTGGTTTTGACGAAGCGGGAAATAAAGCCAAGGATAGCGGAGAGAAAGCTAAGCAAGGCGCTAGTGGCTTTGACAAAATCAAAGAATCCATCAAAAACTTCTCTGTCGGAGCAGTTGGTTTTAAACTGGCAAGCTCAGCAATGGATTTGGTCAGCGCGTCCTTAGACAAAGCGATTAACCGTTTTGATACTCTGGAGCGCTATCCAAAAGTAATGAAGTCTCTAGGTTTTAGTGCCAAAGATGTAGCCAATTCCACAAAGGAACTGTCAGACGGTATCGACGGCTTGCCTACCACGCTTGATGACGTTGTTAAAACGACGCAGAAGCTCACGTCTATGACTGGCGACCTCAAGACATCAACCAAGCTGACCTTAGCCTTAAACAATGCGTTTCTAGCGTCTGGTGCATCTACAGAAGATGCCAGCCGTGGTCTGCAACAATTTAGCCAGATGTTATCAGCTGGTAAGGTTGATATGCAATCTTGGAAGACCTTGCAAGAAACCATGCCTTACGCTTTGCAGAAGACTGCTGAATCATTTGGTTTTGCTGGTGAATCTGCACAAAAAGACTTTTACTCAGCTTTGTTAAACGGTGAAATCACGTTTAAGCAATTTAGTAAACGTCTGATCGAGCTGAACCAGGGCACAAACGGCTTCGCAGAAATGGCCAGGAAGAATAGTGAAGGTATTCAGACCTCTTGGAATAACATTGTAAATGCGTTTGCTAAAGGTATAGCAAATGTCATGAAGGCTTTTGATGACCTGAGTAAAGCTGTTACAGGCAAGAGTATTGCCAAGAACTTGGACGGTCTAAAAGCTGGCGTTAACGGCTTCTTTAAATTTGTCACAGACGGTATCAGAGGACTGGTTCCGATTGTACAGTCAGTAAACAACGTATTAGGCGCTTTGAAGCCTATCTTTGACGCATTAACTCCAATCATCATGGGAGCAGTCGCTGGAGCATTAGCCTTTAAAGGCGCAATGTTGGCGCTTGCTGTTATTAATGGTGTCAAGAG